AAGTTTAGCAATAGAACGCCAAGTAAGCAACAGAGCAATATCAATACGAGATTTCTCTCCTTCACTGAACGAATCATAAGAAAACACATCCCTATACCTAGACTTAATTATCTCCTCAAAGTTCTCGTTTAGTGTAAAGTTGACATAAAAGTCCATACTCTGCAGATACTGATTGATGAGTTGGTTCATCGCTGGAAGATAAGTCTTGATAATTCTAGTCTTAATTCCGTTGTCTTTCAACAGTTGCGATGCCACCAATAGTGTATCACGGTCCTTACGGTTTTCTGCGAGTGTGCCACCCAATTGTTTTTTATCTTTAACAAGACCCTCAAGTTTTACAAACTCTGCTTTCTTGTCTGGGTTGCTACCTTCTAGTTCTTTGATCTCTCCTTCAATATCAGAAATAGTTTTTCTGACTGATGTAATCTGGAAGTTAGATTGACTGATAGAGTTGTTGATAGACATGACCTGACTTGACAACTCAGTAAATTTATTAAATTTAACTTCCTCTTCTCCTATAGCAGAGAGGATATCATTGTATCCCACAAGCATCTCTTCGACCTTAGTCTTTCCAGACTCCAACTTTTCATCACGAAATTCTTCTGATAATTCCTGAGTACATGTAGGACATACATGATTCTTCTCAAAGAACTCATGTTCTTTTTTACATGTCTTTAATTTACCCTGTACTTTAATAAGAAAAGTGTTTAACTTCTTCAGTTTTGAAGTGCTGCTAGACACCGCCTCCATTTCTTTAGAATGTTTTTCAACTTCAGAAGTTAGTCGCGCAATTTCTTGGTGCTGAATATTTTCATCTTCCAACAATTCAGCGATTTTATTCTCTTTGCGAGTGATCTCTTCCTTAGTTTTCTTTTCCAGTTCGAGCATATACTTCTTCTGGAGATCTATCTTCTCTGACACAAGATAGATTTCATAATCAAGTGTCTTAATGTCTTCATTATTTTCTCTGACTTTATCACGGAGAAGAACATTCATCGTAGAAAATACTTGGATGTCAAGAATGTCTTCGATGATCTCACGACGCTGTGCTAGAGGCAGACGCATGAATGGAACAAACGTAGAAGAACCAAGCACCACAATCTGTGTGAATGACTTGTAGTTCATCTTGAGAACATTATTCTCAAAGTTCTTTTGCTGTTCTACTAAAGAGCTCTCCTGATTCCACAACTGATCGTTGCAGTAGATTTCAAATAGATTTGGTTTAACTCCCCGAACTACCTTATATTCTTTCTTACCGATGCTGAATTCAATTTCAGTTACACAATCTTTTTCATTGATACTATTAACTAGCATCGGTTTGTTGATCTTACGGAATGGTTTCCCAAACAAAGAAAAGGTAAGAGCATCTAGAATGGTACTCTTACCTGCGCCGTTTGATCCTATGATCAGATTAGTTTTGGATGCTCGTAAATCAACTTCACTAAAAACATTGCCCGTTGATAGAAAATTCTTCCAACGGATTTTTTTAAAAATAATCATTCTCGGTCATCAGGGGGAATCAAAAAATCGTCAGCAGTAATAATAGAAAATTTATGACCGCGTTCTTGACATGCTGTAATTATAGCATGGTCGTCAATCTCTAGGATCTGCATAGGAGGATAATCTTCATCATGCTCCAACATAAAAAGATATCTGTCAGCGTCTTCCTCTTCTTGAAATATGGGGATTACTCTATCTTCTTCATCATCAAAGATAGAGTAGACACCATCAGGTTGATCTTCTAATGTTACAATAAACATAACTATGCAACGTTACAACTTTCAATATATAGAGATCTCATTAAACTTTTGAGATCAGATTTATCTACGGTCATTTCTACTTCATCAATATATTCATTGAGAAGTGTAAGAGTATCTTTAGTAGAAACTTCAAGATCTACTTGATCTTCAATATCAACTAATGTTTCTACAATTTTTACATCATGGACTCCTACGTTGTAAAGACGATCAACCAATGTTTCAAACATTTGGTAGTCTCGTTTTTCTTCAACAACAAGTTTGATGAACTGGTCTTTATAACCAGACACATCTTGTTTGTTGTAGTCCACACGGGTATCGTCATAGAAGATTTTGTCGAAGATCTCGTAGGGATTTGCGACAAACTTAAGTCTATCACTTTCAGTATCGTAGATATGGAATCCGCGAGCGTCTTTATAATCATTCCAATACATCTGGTAAGGGTTGCCTAGGTACTGAACATTACCTTTTTTAGATTTATGGTGATAGTGTCCAGACCAAACACGTTCAAATCTATGAAACAATCCAGCATCCATGCCATGATCCATTTTCATACCAGGAGTAATTTCAAACCCAGAAAGTTCTAGATGTCCACAGCAAATATCTGCTTCACTAGTATTAAGAAGATTTGTTATTTCCTCTAGGTTTTCTTTATTGATCCATGGCAGCATCAAGAACTTCTTATTTCCAAGTTTTAAATGTTTGGGTTCGGAATAGATTGTGATGTTATCATACTTCTCTAGTAAAAGTTCTGGTGAGTTGATGCGGTTAGTGTTCTTGTAGTAAGTGCAATGATTACCAAGCAACATATGCACGTTATACTTTGCTAGTTTCTCGAAGTAGTTTTCACGAACACGATGATAGGTATTAAAGTCCATAGACTTTCGATTATCAAATGTGTCGCCAAGATCAATGACGGTATCGATACCTTCTTTTTCAAGAGTTGGAAAAAAGATATTGTCATAGAATTGTTGCCAGTAGTTCCAAAACGCTAGAGAACCTTTACGTCCATCAAGATGTTGATCTGTAATTAAAGCAATCTTCATAACTTACCGCTCACTGTCCCATCGTATCGTGCTGAGTATTTACAGTTTGCCCAGTTAGTAGCGACACCTTCCAAGTGGAATGGCGTTCCCGCCATGACAGATTCCCTCGTACCGCCTGTGACGATTCCCTCGCCATCCTCACCAAAGCTAGACCACGTTCCAAACCGTCTCTTCTCAATGCGGAATTTTCCATAGGGTGTTTCATACCATTCATAATTCATCGGTTCATTCGTGTCTCAATATTTTCTTTGATACTACCCATGTCAGAATACGATGCGTTCATACCTGTCATTGTACCATCGTAAGAATCAGTGTGCATGACTTCATCATGTCCTGATCGTTCTAAAATTTTACTTTTGATCTCTAGTTGCTTTTTCTCTTTCTGGATACGACGCAAGAAAGCGTAGTAGATAATCTGAGTGAAGTAAGCAAACGGGTTCTGGGATTTCTCTGGATTGAAGTTGTCGATATACTGTAGGCAGTTCTCAATACCATCACAGATCATGTCCTCACGGAACATGTAGTTGACAAAGTTTGGTTTGTATGATAGATGTGTAGCAATCTTAAGAAAACACTCACCAATGTAATTAGTAACACGCGGTCGAGGTTTATCTTGTTCTTTTGCTTTAATAACTTTGTCTCGATACTCAGTAATAGCAGCGAGAAACTCCTTGTTATTAACGTAGTATTCGGTTTGCTTTCTTTTTGCCATTACTGTGTATGCCACGGTTTATTTTACATTATCATAATATAAAGTATACCACTCTATGCCGTTCTTGTCAAAGCTTGACAGATCCTCATAAACTCAGTAGAATAACTATGTCAGAGTTCAGAAGGGTTGTAGCTCTTAGCTTTTATTAAATAGATCTTCTAAAGATTTTTTCATTTCTTTTACTGATCCTAAGTATCCAGAATCTCTAGGTAATTTACTTCCTCTTCCCGCTAGAGACTTTCCAGTCTCCATACGAAGAAGAGTTTTTTCATAGAAATCAACAATTTCTCCTTCAATCTCAACCATAGTTAGTACATGATCTCTATTAATAACAAACATATTATCAAATGTAGCAGAGATCCATTCTTTTAAAGCAAAACCTGTTACTTCTAACTGACCTTTTCTTTGTTTAGCATTTTCAACCACTAGTGGTCTCTCTAACATAACTTTGTCTTCTTCAGTAAGATAACATACTTTAGATACTAACTCTTCACCGGATACTAATTTAATAGTTGCATAGAATTCTTCTTCCATATTTAAT